GGATCTGGTGATAAACTAGCGCGGTTGAACTCAGTGGCCGACATTGTAGCGTCTGGTATATGCTGGGTTCCTGAAACTAGGTGGGCGGAAGAGGTAGTTGAAGAGATTGCAGGATTTCCCTTTATGAGCCATGATGACTTGGTTGACTCCACGGTGATGGCGTTAATGAGATTCAGGCAGGGTGGCTTTATTCGTCTGCCAAGTGATGAACCGGATGAGATACGTTACTTTAAACAACGTAAGGGTGGGTATTATTAGTGGCAGATAAATTACCTCCAGATATGTTTCGATCAGACGGCAGTAAGAAATCTGCTAGAGGGTATTTGGGGCCGATAGTAAATAAAAGGGATGGGAAAACCATGACCGAGTTTACCATTGGTGTTCAGATTGACGGTAAAGAAGTCAATGTTCCTTCTATGGTTCCGACATTATCTCCTAAAGAAATAGAGATATTACGAAATATGTTACCCGGAGAAAAGATTCCAGAATCTATTGCGCGTAAAGCAAAAGAACACGCATTGATGAGGATGAAGCAAGGAAAAAATATTTTCTATCAGGATGGAGAAGAGTCTGAAATGCCAAAAGATTACCGTGAAGGCGGGCGTGTAAGGCTAGTTTAATGATCGAAGAACTGGAAACATACATTGCAAGTCGTGGGCCGAAGGCTAGACGTTTTCTTACTAGGGCCGCGAAGGATATGTCTGAAGAGCAGCAAAGAAATTTTTTGGGGAGCCTTCAACTTGGTGACACTGAGTTTCAAGCAGAAGTTGCTCCTTATATGCCTAAAGGGGCTAAAATAGACCCGTCCCGAGCTAGACTTGAAACATTCCCTATTCAGGAAGTTGATGAACGATATGCCCCTGACAGAGGGGTGTCTTGGAAAGGAGATGATTACTATCCAATAAGGGTCAGAGATCCTAATGTCCCTGACGGTTTCCAGTATATATTAATTGAACCTGATACCGTTAATGCTATACAAGCTCGCAATGCAGAACCTCAAGTGTGGGGTCATGAATATAGGCACCATGAAGAATTAGATGGAGGAAGTGAGTACGCAAATAGGATAATGGATATAATGGCATCTCAAAATTATAATGATGTGGTTAAATCAATAAGGTCAACCGCTAACATTGCGCTTACAACTACACAAAACCGTTTATTCAAACTTAAAAATGATCCAAAGTATAAAGACAGTGAATATGACGCAGAACGGGAACAACTTGCTCGTGATTATGAACTTGCTGCAAACACATACGCATCGGTAAATCCTGCTATAAGAAAAGATAAGATTAGTGAGGAAGAACTATTCGACCATCTTGATAATCTGTGGAATATATCATCTACGCAAATTGCAGCGTTAGGTATAGGGTATCAAGGCGCACGAGGCGATAAAGCCCCGCAAGGAAGGTTTTTTAAAAATTGGAAGAAAAGAAGTAAGGCAGAAGAGACTCCTGAAGACTACCGCGAAGGCGGGCGTGTAAGGTTAATTTGAGGGTATAACTATGGCGATTGAGAAAAGTGTATACGCAGCTCCTGAAGGTATGGAAGGCGAGCTGATGACCGGAGAAAGTTCGAGTCTGGAAATCGAGATAGTTGACCCTGAGATGGTGACACTTGACGATGGCAGTGTCGAGATAACATTAATACCCGATGCGAAAGTAACGGATATGATGGACTTTGATGCAAACCTAGCTGAGTTCCTTGAAGAGAACGCGCTCGATTCTTTGTCACAAGATCTTTTAGGACAAGTAGATGCAGACGTAGACAGTCGTAAGGATTGGGCAGATACGTTTGTTAAAGGGCTGGATGTACTCGGATTTAAGTACGAAGAACGTAGTGAACCGTGGGAAGGATCTTGTGGGGTTTACTCTACAGTCTTGGCCGAAGCAGCTATTCGTTTCCAAGCGGAGACAATGAGCGAAACTTTTCCTGCCGCTGGCCCTGTCAGGGTCAAGGTACTGGGCGAAGAAACAAAGGACAAGGAAGATGCCGCAGACCGCGTAAAAGCGGATATGAACCACGAGTTAACAGACCGTATGGTGGAGTACCGCCCCGAGCATGAACGGCTCTTATACAGCCTTGGATTAGCAGGGTCGGCATTTAAGAAAGTATATTTTGATCCAAACTTGGGTAGACAGGTCGCTGTCTACATACCCGCTGAAGATGTAATCATTCCTTATGGAGCGTCAAACATTGAGACAGCAGAGCGTGTTACCCACGTTATGCGAAAGACCAAGAATGAGTTAAAGAAACTTCAGGTCAATGGTTTCTATAGGGATTTTGAATTAGGTGAGCCACAGCCGTTCCATACTGATATAGAAAAAGCCAAGGCAGAAGAAGGCGGGTTCTCCCTGACTGATGATGATCGATTTGCTGTATATGAAATACACGCTGATTTGATTATTGAAGAACTAGGCGATTCGGATGACGGCATTGCTAAACCTTATGTAGTAACTATAGAGAGAGGTTCTAATGAAGTTCTATCTATACGAAGGAACTGGAACCCTGATGACTCACTTACTTTAAAACGCCAACATTTCGTACATTACGTTTATGTCCCCGGATTTGGGTTCTACGGGCTAGGTCTGATACATATAATAGGGGGGTACGCTAAAGCAGGAACGTCCCTTATACGGCAACTGGTGGATGCGGGAACATTATCTAACCTTCCGGGTGGTTTGAAAGCCCGTGGTCTACGGATCAAAGGGGATGATACTCCGATAGAGCCGGGAGAGTTTAAGGATGTAGATGTACCATCAGGAAGTATCCGTGACAACATCATGCCACTTCCTTATAAAGAGCCAAGCCAGACACTATTAGCTCTTCTCAACCAGATTACGCAGGAAGGTAGACGGTTAGGGGCAATCAGCGACATGAATATCTCTGATATGTCAGCTAATGCACCTGTAGGTACGACTCTAGCCTTGCTAGAACGTACTCTCAAACCTATGGCAGCGGTACAGGCACGAGTCCATTACGCGATGAAGCAGGAGTTCAGACTCCTTAAAAAGATAATGGAAGAGTATGCACCTGCGGAATATGGGTATGAGCCTATACGAGGAGCAGTCACTGCAAGACAGGCAGACTATGCAATGGTCGATGTAATTCCTGTCAGTGACCCGAATAGCTCAACGATGGCGCAGCGGGTGGTTCAGTATCAGGCAGTGTTACAGATGTCACAGTCAGCACCCCAGATATACAACCTACCGCAGTTGCATAGGCAGATGATTGAAGTGTTAGGGGTCAAGAACGCAGATAAACTTGTCCCGACAAAAGACGATGCGAAACCTACAGATCCGGTAAGCGAAAACATGGATGCGTTGGTTATGAAACCAATGAAGGCATTTATCTATCAGGATCACGAAGCACACATTGCTGCCCATACTGCGTTTATGCAAGATCCCATGATCGCCCAGACCATTGGGCAGAACCCACAAGCGCAACCAATAATGGCGGCATTACAGGCCCATATAGCAGAACATCTTGGGTTCCAGTATCGCAAACAGGTAGAAGAGAAGCTTGGCGCACCGCTACCTGCACCTAATGCAGAGCTATCTGAAGAGATGGAGGTGAACCTAGCGCGTGTAATCGCACAGGCAGGAGCACAGCTTACACAGGAAAACCAACAGAAAGCAGCGCAACAACAGGCACAGGAACAAGCACAAGACCCGTTATTCCAGATGAAACAAGCAGAATTGCAGCTTAAAGGTCAGGAAGAACAGCGTAAAGCCCAGAAAGATCAGGCAGATATACAGCTCAAAGCCGCAGAACTTGAACGAAAGACCAATAAAGATCAGGCGGATATGATGATAGAAGCTGAAAAACTGAAACTTGAGGAGCAGGAACTGCAAATTGATGCCCAGAAAGCAGGGGCTAAATTGGCAGCGGATCGTAGAAAAGACAACACCAAGCTGGATTTAGACATACTGAAGACCATGCAAGGTAGCAAAACGGATAGATAATCTATGGCAAAAACCATCTTTGATGTGCTTAAAGATAAAATCGAGGAAGACAAATCCTCTGCATTAGAATTTCTTGGTGGAGGAGGGGCTAAAGACTTCTCTCAATATCAAGAGGTAACAGGTTTAATTCGGGGTCTGCAAACCTGTTTAGGATACATAGACGACCTCTCGCGCAATTATTTGGAAGACGACGATGACTGAAGCAGTGAAAGCGGTAGAACTTACCGAAGAAGAGTTTGAAGCACAATTACCCAAGCCTGTAGGGTATAGAGTGTTAGTGGCGTTACCTAGTGTAGAAGAAACTTTTGAAGGATCAGACCTGATAAAAGCAACTACTACTAAGCACCATGAATATATCATGTCCATAATAGGGCTTGTGGTAGATATAGGAGACCAATGTTACGCTGATAAAGAAAGATTCCCCACAGGGCCGTGGTGTAAGACAGGCGATTATGTTATGTTTCGCGCTAATACAGGCACAAGATTTACCGTGAATGGGTTAGAGTACCGTTTAATGAATGATGATTCCATAGAGGCAGTAGTAGCTGACCCTCGTGGTATACAGAAAGCATAGGGGGTAACTGATGCCATTTCAAAAAGTAGAATATACGTTCCCAGATGGGCAGGAAGAAGAAGTGAATACGGACATAGAGATAGAAGACTCTGGTGCTATCGAAGTAGATATTTCTGGCAAGGCTCCAGAACCTGAAGCAAAAGTCGAAGAAGAAGTAGCGGTTGAGGAAGATCTGGATATAGAGGTGGTTGACGATACCCCTAAAGCAGATCGAAATCGTAAGCCTTCTGAACCACCGGCAGATGTTACTGACGAAGAGCTAGAAGAATATTCAGAAAAAGTTCGCAAACGAATCCAACACTTTAACAAAGGCTATCACGATGAACGTCGTGCTAAAGAACAAGCGCAACGTGAACGGGAAGAGTTGGAACGGTATGCTCAAACCTTGGTTGACGAAAATAGAGAATTGCGTGGGAACGTAAATAAAAACCAAGAGGCTTTACTGGAACAAGCAAAACAGGCAGTAACCGCAGAGTTGGCTCAAGCAAAACAAGAGTACAAAGAAGCGTATGAGGCTGGTGACACAGAACGTGTAGTAGAAGCACAAGAGAAGTTAACCAGTGCTACATTACGTACAGACAAGCTTGACAACTTTGAATTTACGCCTTTACAGGAAGATGAAACTCCTGTACAAACGAACACTGAACCTGTTCGTGACCCTAAAGCCCAAGCATGGGCCGAGGAAAATCCTTGGTTTAGGGAAAACGAAGAGATGCGGGATGTAGCTGTAGCTATCCATCAGAAATTGGTGAGAGACAAGATAAGCCCGCAAAGTGATGAATACTACGAGGCGATTAACGCCCGTATGCGGAAATTTTATCCAGATTATTTTGGAGAAAATGAAGAACCGGAAGTTGAGAAACCGAAGCGACAATCTAACGTGGTTGCACCCGCTACGCGGAGCACAGCACCTAAAAAGGTGAAATTAACGCAAACACAAGTGGCCCTCGCCAATAGGCTTGGAGTCCCGTTAGAAGAATACGCCAAACAGGCTGCACTTGAAGCAAGGAGGCAAAATGGCTGAGAACAGACTAGATCGTGAACATACTACTCGTGAAAAAGATGTCCGAAAGCGAGCTTGGCAGCGTCCAGAAACGCTACCCTCTCCTACACCGCAGGACGGATATGAATTTCATTGGGTACGTGTTAGCACTCAAGGGCTGGTTGATGCCACTAACGTGTCCTCCAAATTACGTGAAGGTTGGGAACCCTGTTTAGCAAAGGATCACCCAGAGATTACATTAGTAACTGTAGAGCAAGAACGCTTTGCGGAGAACATTGTAATTGGTGGGTTAATGCTTTGTAAGGCTCCGAGAGAATTGGTTGAAGAACGCACTGAGCATTTTGAAAACCAAACTAAATCTCAAATGGCCTCTGTGGATAACAACCTGATGCGAGAGAGTGATCCTCGTATGCCGATATTTAATGATCGACAGTCGAAGGTTACTTTTGGACAAGGTAATTAATTAATTTTTGTTAAGAGGTTAACATGGCATATCCTACTGTTGATGCCCCTTATGGGCTAAGGCCGGTTAATTTAATCGGTGGGCAGGTGTTTGCTGGGTCTACTCGTCAGATGAAAATCGCTTCCAACTACGGTACTAACATTTTCTATGGGGATGTTGTTAAGTATGCAAGTGATGGTACTCTGGAACTAGACAACGGCACGACCACTGCTACTCCTATCGGAGTTTTTCTTGGGTGTACGTTTACTGACCCCTCTACTAGTCAACTAACATTTAAGCAATACTATCCTGCAAGCACTGTTGCAAGTGATATTATGGCTTATGTGTGTGATGATCCTGATGCACTATTTAGAGTTGCAGCGGTTTCAGGCACTACGACTGTAGCTGGTTATGGACGTACTGTTGTAAATAATAATATGTCATTGGTTCAGAACACTGGATCAACTGTCACTGGTAACTCCAAAGTCGCTGTTCTTGGTAGCTCGGCTGCAACTACTGCTACACTTCCCATCAGGGTTGTTGATGTAGTTCCAGATACTGCTACTGCGTCAGATACTTTTGTTGAATTTATCGTTAAGTTCAACTTTGGCGATCACCAGTATTATAACGCTACTGGCGTATAGGAGTAATTTAATATGGCAATTTCACGCGCCCAACTGTTAAAGGAACTCCTACCCGGACTAAACGCTTTGTTTGGAATGGAGTACGCTAAATATGGAGAAGAACACAGAGAGATCTTCGAGTCGGAGACTTCTGATCGTTCTTTTGAAGAAGAAACCAAACTGTCTGGCTTCTCAGCAGCACCCGTTAAGAACGAAGGTGCAGCCATTGAGTATGACAATGCACAAGAAGCATGGACTGCTAGGTATAACCACGAAACAATAGCAATGGGTTTCAGTGTAACTGAGGAGGCTATCGAAGATAACCTTTATGACTCGCTATCGTCTCGCTATACCAAAGCACTGGCTCGCGCTATGGCGTACACCAAGCAGGTTAAAGCAGCTTCAATTTTGAACAACGCTTTTGCTGCCGGTACTACCTATGGTGATGGTCAGACTTTGTGTTCTACTGCTCACCCGCTAGTATCTGGAGGTACTAACTCTAACCGTCCTGCTACGGCATCTGACCTTAACGAGACTTCTTTGGAAGCCGCAGTTATTCAGATAGCTGGTTGGACTGATGAGAGAAGCCTTCTTATCGCGGCACGACCTACCAAGCTCATTATCCCACCCGCACTGCAATTCGTTGCAACTCGGTTGTTGGAGACTGAAGGTAGGGTTAGTACAGCAGATAACGACATCAACGCATTACGTAATAATGGTTCAATCCCAGAGGGATACGCAATCAACCATTATCTTACCGATACTGATGCGTGGTTCGTTATGACTGACGTACCTAATGGTCTGAAGCACTTTACTCGTACACCAATGTCTACATCTATGGATGCTGACTTTGATACAGGTAACAGTCGCTACAAGGCCCGCGAGCGGTACTCTTTTGGGGTATCTGATCCACTTGGAATTTTTGGATCACCCGGAGCGTAACACACGCAAACCGAAGAGAGGGGGTACTTGTTACCCCCTTTTTTTTGTTATACCATCAAGCTTGCCCTGACAGCTACATCCCGTGGCTGACAATAGCCGAGACAGGAGACAAACATGGCTAAAACTACTTTCTCAGGCCCAGTTCGCTCGGAGAACGGGTTCCAACAGATTTCTAAAAATGCCGATACTGGAGCCGTTACGGTTACTAGTGGAGATAAAATGGCAGTCGAAGCCACTAGTAGTGCCGGTATTGAAGGCACTGCTGCGGTATATGTTACTCAGGTTAACCGCCTAAAGAGTGATGTCGATACCAACGTCAACATTGTAAAGACAACAATTATGATTGATCTTACAGGTTTGCGAGACGGTGGAACCGCTGGTGATATTATTGGTAAAGACGGCGACGGCGTTGCCTTTATTGGGCAGGTCACTACTGCTAACCAAGGCACTGTATTTGGTGTAACCATGACTTGTTTAGAAACTCCTGCTGGTGGTGGCACAGACATAGATCTATATTCTGCTACTGAAGGCACAGGTGTTAATGACACAGCAATCGGTGACTTAACTGAAACTCAGATTATCAATGCAGGTGCTGCTTCCGCAGGTACTATGGTTGCTGGTGGAGACATCGCAGCAGATCAGTATTTGTATTTAGTAGGACAAGGCACAGGTCATGCTGCTTATACAGCGGGACGTTTCCTTATTGAAATAACTGGGTACGACGTAGCATCATAAGGAGGTAAGTATGTCTTCTGACATTCAATCGACCTTTATAGAGGCCGCTACGGCAGATGCTGACGGGGTTTGTGCTTCACAGACTCCATCTGGGGCCGGTAACCTCACTATAAACGGTGCGTTAGCAGATAGCGGGGCGGTTACATTTGACCAGCCTCGACAAATTACCGTTACAGGCGGTAGCGATGAGTCTGGTAAAACATTTACTGTTACAGGTACGGATGAAACAGGCACTGCTGCTTCAGAAGTAATTACAGGCCCAAATGCTACTACTGTTACTAGTACGGGTTATTTTGCAACAATTAGCCAGATTGCTGTATCAGCAGCAACTGCTGGGGCCATAACAGTTGGTTCTGCGGCTACTATTGCTGCTCCTATCTTTAGAGGTAGGCTACGACTTCGTGGCTTATACGCTGTAAACACAGGTACGGCTGGAACTATTACGTTTAGGCAAACCTCTGCTACAGGCGCGATAAAAATGCAATTTAATACTGTAGCTTCAGCTAATACGACTCAGTATCCTGATATACCTGATGACGGTATATTGTTTATTAGCGGTGGTTATGTGCTGTATGGACAAACAACTTTATCCTCTATGACGTTGTTTTATTCGTAGAAAATGCGTAGTTACTATAGAACTGGCGGGCAGGTTAAGCGCAGGAAGGCCGCAAAAAAGGCAAAAGAGCGTAAGCCAGATAATATGCCCGCTAGGAACAAAAAGAATTTTCGTTCTACTGAAAGTGGAGCGGGGATGACTAAAGCAGGTGTTGCAGCTTACCGAAGGAAGAACCCCGGAAGTAAGCTACAGACTGCTGTGACGGAAGATAAACCGAAAGGTAAACGAGCAGCACGAAGAAAGTCTTATTGTGCTCGCTCTGCGGGTCAGATGAAAAAATTCCCTAAAGCGGCTAGAAACCCTAATTCTAGGTTGCGGCAGGCGCGGAGACGGTGGAAATGTTAGTATGGCTTACTTACAGAGTAACATTCCGTACTTTAAGTGTTGGGTACGGAAAGAATATACACACAACCATGAGAAGTATCATGGCGAGTTTATTCATGCGATGGCGATTGCTGTCACAACAATGCCGACAAGGTGTTTAAGTTTTCAGTTAATTTTTACTGGAGCAGAGACCTATGACGACAAAAAGAAATCGAATGTACATGGAGGGGCCATGTGGGCGCGTATGCCAATTACCGCCTTGGTCGGAGATACCCCTTTTGAAGAATGGCCTGAAGCGATGCCGGTATGGGCTGCACAGCCTTGGGATTGTAGTTCAAGAGACCATTCGGTATACGTGTTGGATAGGGCAACGCCTTGTCCTTGGTTGGCAAAGATAGATAGTGAGTTTTATCCAGCTAAATATATGTTTACAGTAGATTATACAAATAACGAGATAGCTGACGATCCTGCTCAACATAAGCAGAGCCATGTGCTTGAGCTTTTAGATGCAGGAGAGTGGACAGGTAATATCGTTGCTTTACCGAATAATCGAGTAAGGGTAACTCATCCAGCTTGGTTTGAAACAGGAGAAGGTGCGCCAGACTTTAAACCGTCTCAGCACGTTCATTACAGTAAATCAGATTTAGACTATACACTTGATGTAAATCAGGTGTTCAATAACTTGTACGCGGAGTGACGACATGGCTAGAGAATCAGCAGCAGATAGACTAGAACGTAAACGAAGAGAGGCAGGTAAAGATAAAACTGCTCAAGATTTACGGAGAGTAGGCGGTGCTATGGCAGGGGCGGGTAAGGCCATGTTTGGCATAGAAGGCGATTCCCCTTCGCAAAGATTAGAACGTGCGCGAAGAGAAGAAGCAGCGGCTAAAAGTAGACCTACAAGCGGTCTTAAAGGCACAAAATTAAACCGTGAAAGAGGTATGTCTAGTAGACAGACTAGCCCTAAAACTATGACCGCTGCGGAAAGGAAGGCGGCGGGTAGAACTAAACAAAGCCGAAGAGGTGATGTAAAGGTTACTAAAGAATCCCCTGAGTTTTTAAAAGTAGAACGTGCTCCTAAGACTACAGTTAAAGCTCCTAAAGCTGGTAAAAGTTCAACGTCTTCTGCTGGCGTTAAAGCTCCTAAAGTGAACCGTAATGTTAAGGTAGCTAAACCTAAGATTGATGGGCCTGTAGCTAAAAGCACCCCCAAAACAGGTGCTAAGGCAGGGACAGGTGCTAAGACAGAAAAAGGTAAAAGCACTTTTCGGCAACGTAGGCTTGCAAGGTTGAAAAAGCGTCTTGAAGCGTCTGGAAGTGAAGGTAGACAAAGTCGTCTAAAGAAGCGAATAGGACGGGTAGAATCAAGAATGGGTAAAGATGAGCCTAAAAAAACAGGCGGAATGGGTGGTGCAGTACCACCTAAAAATAAATCCGCAAGAACAGGTAGTACGAATAAGAAAAAGCCTACAAAAATGTATGGTGGCGGTATGATGAAAGCTAAAGGTAAAGCCGGTGGTGGCACGATGAAAGCCAAAGGTATGAAAGCTGGTGGTAAGACTAAATTTCCTGATCTTAATAAAGATGGGTCAATAACTAAAGCTGATATCCTTAAAGGTCGTGGAGTCCCCGGCATGAAAGGCGGCGGCATGATGAAGACCAAAGGGGCTACTGCTGGTGGTAAGATGAAGTCCAAAGGGTATAAGAAAGGCGGTAAGGTTCGCGGCGCAGGTATAGCTCGTAAGGGTGTAAGACCTGCTAAGATGTATTAATGCGTAGATACTATAAGTCAGGTGGAAAGATATGTGCTAAAGGTAAGGCTTGGGCAAAGCGTACTTTTGATACATATCCTTCTGCTTACGCAAATATGGCAGCGTCTAAGTACTGTAAAGACCCTAAATATGGTAAGGGTAAAAAGAAAAAGACAAAGGCCAAGCGGAAAAAGGCAGCTTAAATGGGCCAGTTGAAGAAATGGCGAGATCAAAAATGGGTTCGTATCGGCACAGACGGTAAGATCAAAGGAGAATGTGGTACTTCTAAAGACAAAAAGAACCCAGATAGGTGTCTGCCATTAGCTAAAGCTAGATCTTTAAGTCAAGCAGATAGGGCCACAACTGCTCGTAAAAAGAAAAAAGCAGGAGCAAGAGGACAAACAGTAGTATCGAATACTAAAAAAGCAAAGGTACGAACCGCGTATAATGGTGGTTTAATGCAAGTACGTAAAAACCATAAAGGTTGTGGCGCGGTTATGCCGGGACGCAGAAAAAAAACTTTGTATGTTTAATGGAGAACAACATGGATAAGTTTGAAGTTTATCAAAACGGTAATTTTGTAGACGGTACACCTGTCTTTCAAATTGGTGTTAAGCAGGAAGATGGCTCTTATGCCATTGTAGATGCTGACTTAATGAGTGAAGAAGAAGCGAAAGCTAGGTTGAAAGAATTGCAGCCACCTAAAAAAGCTGCCGCTAAGAAAGAACCAGCTAAGAAAGCAGCTAAGAAGAAGTAGATGGCTACCTCTGGTACAACTGCATTTAATCCTGACTTTACCGAGATAGCAGAGGAGGCGTGGGAACGCGCTGGACGTGAAATGCGTTCGGGCTATGACTTACGAACTGCTCGTAGGTCTATGAACCTATTAACTATCGAGTGGCAAAACAGAGGGATAAATCTGTGGACAATAGACGAAGGATCTATCACGTTAACAGAAGGTACGTCCGAGTACGACCTACCCAATGATACTGTTGATTTGCTAGAGCACGTTGTACGTACAGATTCAGGTAACGCAACTACACAGCAAGACCTTACCATAAGTCGTATTAGCGTAAGTACTTATGCGT